CGAAATAGGGGTAGAGGAAGAACAGCCCGTACAGATTAAGGGGGCTGAAGAGCAAGTCGAAGAAGTCACGGAAGAACCTATACAGGAAGAAACAAACCCATCTCTTGAGCGCCCACCTACTACATGGAGAACAGAGGCTAAACTAAAGTGGAAGGATATTGATCCAACTATCCGCGATGAGATTATTAAACGCGAGGCAGATGTAGGTAGAGGGATAAATCAATATAGAAATGATGCTGAGTATGGTAAACAGGTTATGCAATCTGTGCAGCCCTACATAGCAACTATTAACTCAGTAGGTTCTACGCCCAAACAGGCGATAGAAACCATGCTGAACACGTTTTACCAGCTTAATACGGGCGACCCCGTATCTAAGGCTAATGTATTATTACAAGCCGCACAGCAGTATGGTGCGGATATGACAGTGTTCCAACAGGAAGTTGATCCCGCGCAGAATCAGTTGCAACAGCAGTTGCATCCACTTCAACAACAGATCAACCAACTTACGAACCAATTACAGCAACGTGATGCTCAAGCTCAACAATTTGAGGATACACAGGCTGACACAGCAGTAGAAGCGTTCCGCAACGCTACAGATGAGAATGGCATTAAATACCCACACTTTGACATTGTGAGTAATAGTATGGCTAGTTACATCGAACAAGAGGCAAGTATCGGGCAATCTCTTTCATTAGAGGATGCTTATGACCGAGCTATATGGGCAGATCCAATTATTCGCCAACAACTGTTGTCAGAACAGGCAACTAATGGTGAATCCCTGCGACAGCAGGAGAAAAAGGATCTCGTTGACAAGGCAAAGAAGGCTGATAAGGTTAACTTACAGCAGAAAGGCTCTTATAACGAAAAACCAAGTAAGCCCACAGGCTCCTTAAACGATACCCTCAAAGACACGATGCACGATATACAGCATCGACAATAAATCAATCTAACGCCGTGAGGCGTAAGGAAAAACTATGGCATCTCCCAATAGTACCTTTACGGAACTGGTTACAACCGCGTTCCGTAGGCACAAGAAAGAGTTTGCTGACAATGTAACCAACAACAATGCGTTACTAGCTCGAATAGTATCAAAGGGCAAGAAACGAGTTGAAGATGGTGGACTCACAATAGTATGTGAGCTTGATTATGCAGAGAATAGTACCTATCAACGGTATTCTGGATATGATAGTTTGAATATTAGTGCGTCTGACGTTCTCAGTGCTGCGGAATACAACTGGAAACAAGCGGCTGTCCATGTGACGGCATCTGGTCGTGAACTGCGGATTAACTCCGGCGACACGCGCATCATTAACTTAGCGAAATCTCGCTTAACTAATGCTATGCGTACTTTCAAAAACAATATGTCTTCAGACATTTACTCAGACGGCACAGCCTCAAATCAGATTAACGGTTTACAGGCTATTATCAGTAATGCTGGTACGGGTACAGTCGGAGGCATTAACTCGACAAACTTCTCTTTTTGGCAGAGTACCGTACAGAGTGCGGCATCTCCGATTAGTGGTAGTGCGATAACGGTTGGTTCGACTACGTTTGAAAACCCGTTCATGCTTCAGCTTTGGCTGGAGTTAGTTCGTGGTTCAGACAAGCCTGATCTTATCACTATGTCGAATGACTACTTCACCTTCTTTGAAGGGTCACAAACCAGCCTAAAGCGTTATACGTCTGACACTAACCTGTCATCGGATAATGCAAGCGCGGGTTTTGTTTCCATGAAGTATAAAACTGCCGATGTAATATTTGACGGCGGTTCGGGCATCCCAGCAGCATCGGGATATTTCATTAACACTGACTTCTTGGAGTTGGTTTGCCACCGTGATGCAGAGATGACGGAAGTCCCTGAAATGCGGGCGATAAACCAGGACGCTGTAGTTATTCCTATTATTTGGATGGGTAACTTAGTATGCAGCAACCGTGAACTTCAAGGGATCATAAAGGCTTAGGAGGCTTATCATGGCTATATTTGTAACAGATGGTAAGGTTGGGGTTAACCTGACACAAGTACGCACCTCCGCACAAGGCCCAGAGTTTGCAAAAGGAACGAAGGTTAAGACGAGTGATGGCGGCGATGCGGTTTATTGTCAGTCAACATCCGGCGTATCAACTTACAATGGCGTTGTCATTGGTGTTGATTACACCCTTCAAGGTCTAGCGACAGCTAATGTTGCTGACGGCTCTGGTTCTGGTAAGCAAGTAGGTTGGTGTCAAACGAGTATTGCACCAAGTTCATACGGATGGGTTCAGGTATCTGGACGACCAAAAGGCAAACTGGCAAGTGCTTGTGCGGATAGGGTTACACTCTATACCACAACGACTGTTGGTGTGATGGACGATGCAACAATATCAGCGGCTTTGGTTGCTGGTGTTGTGTCTAAGACCACTATTAGTAACGCTACGGCAGTTACTTTGATGGTTCCTGATGGCGCTCACATTCATCCACATGCTAATCCTGCGTAAGTGCAACCACTGGAAATTAGTGTTGAGCAATATGGTACTGCTAATCCACAGCAGATACGCGATTGCCTAGCGCGAAATCTTCCACAACTAGTACCCTCTCCCTTCATGCACGATGGAACACTTGTGCTTGTGGGGAGTGGTTTAAGCGTTCTAGGGTTTGCTGACGAAATACGCGAACACCAAGAGAAAGGGCGCTGTATATGGGCAATAAAGGAAGCGCATGAGTTTCTAACGGGTCACAACATCATTCCTGACGGATGGGTTAATTGTGATCCAAGATCCGATCGCATCCATACCGTTGCCACTCCAAACGATCAAACAGTCTATATGTTAGCCTCACGCTGCCATGCAGAGATGTTTGACCACCTAAAGGGAAGGCAGGTATTAGTATGGCACTCTATATCCAAGGAAGAGGAAAACAAGGTCTTACAGGAGAATCAACTAGTAGCCGTAGGTGGTGGTACAACTTCAGGTTTACGCGCTGTCAATCTAGGTTATATATTAGGATTCAGGAAGATAATCCTGTATGGATATGACTCCTGTAACGTAGGTGGTTATAAGGCGATTGGAGGCAGAAAGACAGGCAAGACCATTGACGTACACGTTGGAGAAAGGAAATTTATCTGTAACTACGCTATGGCGCAACAGGCAAAAGACTTCCAAGACATTTATGACGTTATGCCCGATTTAGAAATAGAATCTAGGGGTGATGGTTTAATTAGCACTATAATAGAGGAAAGAAACAAGACTTCAACTTAATTGACATTAAGAGGTAGTGAAATGATTAGAATATTTATAGGCAAAGATGATGTAGAGAATGTTGCTTATCATACATTATGCAACTCCATCATCAATAAAGCAACCGTACCTGTATCCATAACGCCTATCTATCTAAATAACTTTAAAGAGTTTTTCAACAGAGAAAGGGACATAAAGCAATCCAACGAATTTGCATTCTCAAGGTTTTTAGTGCCTTATTTATGTGGATTCCAGGGTCACGCTATATGGATGGATTGCGATATGATGCTAAGGGCTGATATTAACGATCTATGGGAGCAGAGAATGTTTGACAAAGCCTTACAGGTAGTCAAGCACGACTATACCCCACATGATCAGGTTAAGTATCTAGGGGCAAAACAATACCCTTACGAGAAGAAGAATTGGTCTTCTGTTATATTGTGGAATTGCGCTCATTTTCATACAAGAAGGTTAACGCCTGAGTATATAACGCAAGCAACAGGGCTTAATCTACACCAGTTTAAATGGACTGAAGAGGATAGGATAGGAAACTTATCACAAGATTGGAATCACCTTGTTGGTGAATATCCCTACAACCCTGACGCAAAACTAGTCCATTGGACGGTAGGAGGCCCATACTTTAAAGAGTATGCCCACTGTGATTACGCAGATGAGTGGGTAACGGAATTTGCTGAGATGACTAACTGCTTGCAGTTGGACGAAATATGATCAGGGAAAGATATGATTGCCGGATGTGTCACGGCGATTTAAGGGAAGTCCTTGAATTAACACCAACACCCATTGCTAACTCATTTCCAAAAGAACCAAACTCAGGTGAATTTTTCCCACTAGAATTGGTGGAATGCCTTGATTGTCAACACGTACAGTTGAGGCATATTGTTCCTTCAGAAACATTATTTGGTGATTACAAATATCGGACACCAGAAGCCTTCAGGGGGCATTTAAGGCGATTAGCCAAGACACTAAGGCGGAAGTATCCAAATGCCTATAGCCTCCTTGAGATTGGCTCTAATAATGGGTTGTTCTTGGATGAAGCGGATAAAGAAGATTTTACCCCATTTGGCGTTGACCCGTCCTACAAAGGAACAATATTACAAGGTTATTTTACTGAGAAAGAGGCAGAAAGGCTTGGTAAAAAGTTCGATATTGTTGTTGCACTAAACACTTTTGCCCACATTAACGACTTAGACGATGTATTTAGAGGGATTCACATTTGCCTAAAGAATGAAGGAACGGTGGTCTTTGAGGTGCAATACTTCATTGACTTAGTAGAAAAAGGGATGTTTGATATGATTTATCATGAGCATCTTGATTACCATACGCTCAAACCGCTTGAGAGATTTCTGGCACGTTACGGACTTATTATTAATGAGTTTGAATATATTGATACTCATGGCGGGTCAATTAGGATATATGCGAGTCGAACAGGAAGGTCGAGGATTATCCCCGATATGGGAGTAGATTGGGTTGATTTCCAGCACAAAATAGAGAAAATAAAGAACAAAGTAGTATTTGCCGTAAGGCAGGTTAAACTACAACATAAGGATAAAATAGCGTTATTTGGCGCGGCGGCTAAGGCATGTACGTCTATCCACCATTTCGGGGTTAAGGATTCAATCAGTTATTGCGTTGATAACACTCCTGAGAAACAAGGTAGGTATATTCCAGGCACAGCCATAGAGATTATGCCGGAGGTTATGTTTGAGATAGAGCCGCCTGATTTAGTGATATTAACGGCATGGAATTATGAGGATGTGTTTAAGGCGAAGTTTCCAACACTTAAATATTTAAACCCTTTCGGATGAACGTAGTATTTATACATCCAGGTGTTGCTTCTAATATGGGTTCTTCCCGCAAAAGGGCGACAATACCTAGTAAAGAGTTAAATAAGTTAGGTTGGAAGTCTGACATAAATATCGGGAATGCCGATATTGTGGTATTTGGTAAACCTGGAAACTTTCATTATGATTCAGATCCAGAGTTAGCCAAAGAATACAAGTCTCAAGGCGCTAAGATTGTGGTTGATATATGTGACGATCATCTTAATCATCCTGAGTTTGGCCCTATCTACAACGATATGATGGATATTGCTGACTTAATCATCTGCCCAACAGTCGTTATGAGGGATATGTTAAAGGAAGAATGTGGTAGAAACGCAGAGGTTATTGACGACCCATACGAAGAGGATGAAACTAAACCTCACCCCGTAGGCAATAAAGCCTTTTGGTGGGGGCATAATTGCAACTATAAGGACATTCTGAAGTGGAAAGATAAGATAATCAAGGATTATGAATTATCTGTTATGTCCGGCCCTAAGCATTACCCTGGAACATTACTTTGGTCACCCGAAGCACAAACAGAATCACTACATAAAGCCAATATAGCCCTATTCCCCACTAGCGAAGGGTCTGAATACAAGACTTCCAACAGAGTTGTAGATGCAATAAGAGCAGGATGTTTCCCCGTATGCTCATACCACCCTTCCTATAGGGAATTTAGACAGGTGATGTGGGTTGGCAACTTATACACAGGAATGCAATGGGCTAGTGTGTTTCAAGACGATCTAACAGATTTAGTCCTAGAGGCACAGGGTTACATACGAGACAGATTTTCCCCCAAAACTATAGGTGAGAGATGGAAAAGCGTATTAGAATCCATTTAGGGGCAGGAGACAAGTATTGGCCTGGATGGATTAATGTTGACAGGCATGGCGATCAAGATATAAACGCCGATGTGTGTGGACTCGGAAAAGTAGACTTTGCCGATGAAATACAAGCTATTCACTTATTTGAACACCTACCAAGATTAGAGATACATAAAATACTTGAAATATGGTTTGATACTCTCAAAGAAGGTGGGAAGTTAGTCCTAGAAATGCCCTGCATGAATAAGATAGCTAAATCAATCGTTGATGGCGAAAAGAACCTTAAACTTACCTTATTAGGGATATTTGGCGACCCTAGAGACACTAAACCCGACATGATGCATCAATGGTGCTGGACTGTCGATGAATTACAACAAGAATTACAGAATGCTGGCTTTAGAGATATTAAATTCTCAGANCCGCGTTTTCACATGGTAGCAAGAGATATGCGCGTAACTGCGTTTAAGTAGTACCTAACGACTGTCGTGAGACAGCCCAATCCGACACAGGAGAACACTATGTCAAACATGCCTATCGCATTAATGGAGGACTCCCCTCCGTACATTGATTACCGTAATGATGTTAAAGAGAACCGCGCCGAAACCATAAAGGCGGGCAGGATTATGTACGATAATGTTGTTATCGTCAGCCTGACACCAATGGGTGATAATAAGACCATTGTTGAAAAAGAAGTAGGGGATTGGTTAGCCCACCTTGGAGAGCGTTTACACAACAAACAAATCTCGCAGAAGTATTATGATTTCTGCACACAGCACTATGCCGCATGGTCTGAGAAGCGTGAATTACCGGCTCAAGGCACTCCCTTACAAACATGGCCTCAAATCGACAAGGCACAAATAGAGAATGTCTTAAATGCTAATATCAGGACTGTTGAAGATTTAGCAAATGCTAATGATGAAGGATTGCAGTTAATCGGTATGGGTGGGAGGGCTTTAAAGGAGAAAGCAAAGACTTATTTAAAGAGCGCAACTGATCATGGCGCGGTAACTGAAAAGGTAAGTTCACTTGAATCTCAGTTACAAACAGCGCAAGACGATAAGAAAATTATGGAAGATAGATTACATGAACTTGAAATGAAAATAGCAGCGAATCCCCCTGTGGAGGCTTAATGACACTACTTAGTATCGTACAAGATGTGGCTACAGAAATAGGGCTTGCATCTCCGACAACCGTTATCGGTAATACGGATAAACAGATCATCCAACTGTTGCAAATGGCTCAACGGGAAGGGAGGCAGTTGGGTGATAGATATGATTGGGAAGCAATGCAGATTGAGGCTACATTTACTCAATCTGCGGCAGCATCCCAAGGCGCAATGACAACTGTTGCAGGAACGGATTACAAATATATCATCAACGATACAATGTGGAATAGAAGTACCCAATTACCAATATTGGGGCCGTTAGACCAAAGGGATTGGCAAGCCTTACAAGCATTTTCCGTTACTGGCCCATATCCACAATATCGCATTCAAAATAATACATTGTATTTCTCTCCTGATGGTGCTAACGCAACGGATACTATTGCTTTTGAGTACAAGTCTAAGAACTGGTGCGAGTCAAGCGGAGGGACTGATCAGGCTGCTTGGGCTGCTGACGATGACGTTGGTTTATTGGATGAAGACCTAATGGCCCTTGGTATCACATGGAGATGGATGAAGCGTAAAGGGCTAGACTACGCAGAGGACTTTAATATCTATGAATCAAGGGTTGTTGACGCTATGGCTAGAGATGGTGGTAAACGCACTCTTAGGCCGAATACTGGTAGAGAGGATAGAATACCTGGGATACTTGTTCCGCAAGGTTCCTGGTCTGTATGAGGAAGCCTGTTTTATTAAAGGGTGGGCGTAGGCAGAGGGTTTCTACCCCTACATCTGTCCCCGCCCCCGTTAAGGGCTTAAATGCAATAGATTCTATCGCGGAGATGGACTCAAAGTACGCAGCCATTATGGAAAACTGGTGGCCTACTACTAAGGATATTATGGTTAGAAAGGGCGTTACTGACCATGTGACAGGTATATCTACTCAAGTAGAGTCTCTAATGCCTTATATTAAGCCGGATGGGACAGAAACATTATTTGCGGCTGAAAACGATGCTTTCTATAATGTTACATCATCGGGAGCAGTAGGCGCGGCGGTAGTCAGTTCCTTAACTAACGCAAGGTGGGACTCTCTTAATTTCACCAATACTTCAGGTACGTCTTATTTATGTTGCTTTAATGCAACTGACGCGCCGCAATATTGGGATGATTCCAGTTGGACGGCAATTACAGGAGTATCGACCCCCGCTATAACAGGCGTAACAGCAACCACACTAAAAGCTCCTTGGGTACACCAAAGACGTTTATGGACAATTGAGAAAGACACGTTATACGCTTGGTATTTCCCCGTAGACGCGGTAGGCGGTGCAGCACAGAAACAAGACTTATCAGGAATATGTAAACGTGGAGGCCACTTAGTCGCTGGAGGTTCGTATACCTTTGACGGTGGTGATGGGCCAGATGACTATTGGTACGCTATTACATCAGAGGGCGAGGTAGTTGCCTACAGAGGAACAGACCCAACTAGTCTGTCAACGTGGTCATTAGTAGGCGTGTGGTACATTGGTGAACCAATAGGTACAAGACCATTATTTAAGTTTCGTGGTGAAGCCCTATTAATCTTGAGAGAAGGTATATTTCCCCTTTCAAAGGCGCTAATTGCAGCAAACGCAGATAAGACAGCAGCAATTACCTTAAACATTAAGGATGCTATTGCTAACGCCGCTGCTTTATACAATGATAACTTTGGCTGGCAATTAGAATACTACCCCGAAGCAAATATGTTAATCCTAAATGTACCTTTCGGGGAAGGGACTAACCAAAAGCAATACTGTATGAACTCCATTACAGGCGCGTGGACGTTATTTAATGGAATTGACGCTAATTGTTGGGCTATTTTCAATGGTCAACCTTACTATGGTGGTAATCAGGTAGTAGGGAAGTTATGGGGGTCGTTTGACGACAATGGTAATAACATTGATACGCAACTACAACAGGCATTTAGTTATTTTGGCTCTCCAGGCGTATTAAAGAACTTCTCTTTAATCAAACCTTTTATCTTCTCAGATGGCACGCCCGAAGTATTAGCGGATATTAATGTTGACTTTAAGGATGAGCCAGCGGCTAGTTCTCTATCCTTTTCCCCCACTACTTATGGGGTATGGGATACGAGTAAATGGGATCAAGCCCCTTGGGGCGGAGCATTGAATATCAATGATAACTGGCAGACTTGTTTCGGCGTAGGGACTAGCGCGGCGCTAAGGATGCAAACTGCCTCTAATGCAATTGAATTGAGATTAAGCGCCACAGATTACCTCTTTGAAACGGGGGGAGTGGTGGGATAAAAGAAAGGGGCCGAAGCCCCTTAATGTTATTTCAAACGTGACTCGTAGTTATCAAACGCTTCTTTCCAATTCATACCATTACCTCTTACTTCAAACATAGGAAAGGATGGCACGAGATCCATAAGAACACCAACCTTATGTGTTCCAGTAAGGACTTGACCGTTTCTACCTATATGCGGCGAGGGCATTTTTTCGATTAATGCTTTCTTACCCCATAGTTTTTTTGCTTTTGATAACGCTTGTTTATCGTTCATTTCATTACTCCAATTAATTTAACTTACATACTAAGTATAGTAAATGGCGTTTTCTCAAAATGGCTAATAAGCCCTATTTATAAGGGTTTCAGAGGAATTGACTTTTTAAGTCATTGAAATTACAAATGAAAAATAAATTGAAATTAAGCCTTGACATAATTTTGGAGTTTTAATGATAATCACCCAACCCAAGGAAGATATAGCCCACTTTGTATCGGGGATTATAGGCGAAAGACAGCACTTTCCTTTTGAGAATTATTCCGCTATAGGGCTTATTAAGGATGATGAATTGGTAGCAGGAGTTATCTATAACCACGCCACAGGGTCTAATATTATGGCTCACATCGCAGCGGTAGAAGGCAAGAAGTGGTTAACGAGAGAATTTTTATTTGCCATGTTTGATTATCCTTTTAATCAACTTGGTGTAAGACGTATTACGGGGCTTGTCCCTAAGAAGAACACAGTAGCCAGACGTTTTGACACTCATCTAGGCTTTAAGTACGAAGGAAACATGCGTAACGCATTACCTGATGACGATATGATAATTTACGGAATGCTGAGAGAGAAATGTAAATGGCTCGACCTGAAATAAGCACATTTGAAGACCGATTAAAATCAAAGTTAAACAAGTACGAAAACCATCGCTACTGTAACTTTAGTAAACCTGATCCGCCCCCTGCTCCTGATTATGCTCGCGCAGCCAAAGCGCAGGGCGCGGCTAATGTAGATACCGCCCGACTTGAGGGCAGGATGAACAATCCTAATGTTTATACCCCTTGGGGTTCGCAGGAGATTACTTTTGGCGCTCCTAGAGAGTTTGATTCTCAAGCCTATTTAGAAAAATATCCTGGTGTAGCAGCATTTCAACGTGGGCCTGAAGCGCATTACAATGAATACGGGCGGGATGAGGGGCGAGAGGCATTTTACACTGGTGGGCCAGGAGGCGATCAGGCTACAATCACCCAATCCCTATCTCCATCCCAACAGAGAATATTCGACCTAGACCAAAACCTTCAAATAGGTTTGTTGGAAGCTGGGCAAAATCAGTTAAACCAAGTCAGCGGCACTTTCAATACTCCTTGGGATACTTCCGGCGCACCACAAGTTGACGCTTATAACCCAAATCAAGTAGATGATTTAGGTAGACTTAACTTAGAGGGTATGCAGAATTACGGGCAATATGACCCCTCTCAATTAAGAGACTTTGAACAATATGATCCTAATGCCTTAAATAACGTTAGAGGATTAAATCAACAGGGCTTAACTAATGTTGATGATGCTACCGTAGGCGGCGCTGATAGGATAATGGAAGCCATGAGGGAACGCTATCAGCCTGAATTTGATGAACGTAGAACACTGAAGGAAAACCAACTCTTAACTCAGGGACACGGCAGGGGTGGCGCTGCATGGGAAACGGCTAATAGAGATTTAGGACAACAGGAAAATGATTTCAGATTAGCCTCAATGCTACGTGCAGGGCAAGAACAATCAAGGATGCTAGGAGAACAACGTGCCAATAGAGGGCAGGAATTTGGTGAACGTACTCAAATGTCTGATTTTGATATAGCGAGACAAAACCAACTTTGGGGGCAGCAAGGTGATGTTGTTAGACAAGCCGCAGCCCAGCGAGGGCAGGAGTTTGGTGAGCAAGGCGCTAATATTGCCAATCTAAACGCTATCAGAGCGCAACAGTTTGGTGAACGCGCTGGACAGTTCCAATCAGACGCACAGCGGCAAGCAGCCCAAATTAACCAACAGCAAGCCGCACAACAGGCTACAGGAGCAGATAGGGGACGTTATATACAAGAACAAGCCTATGACCGTAACGTGCCTCTAAACGAAACTAACGCGCTCAGACAAGGTAATCAGGTACAGCCTTTCAGTTATCAGGGTTATCAGCCTACTAGTGTCCAACCAGCGCCTTTATTTGACGCTACCCTAGCGGGTGGTAATTTTGCTCAACAGAATTTCCAGACTAAATCACAGCAGTATGGTGACTTTTGGGGTGGCGTGGGGGATTTGGGCATAGCTGCAGCTACCCTCAAAGCGTCTGATAGACGGGCTAAGGAGAATATCTTACCAGTTAAGAGTATAAACGGGCTAATGTCATATTTGTTTAATTACATTGGCAATGATAACCAATACTTGGGGTATATGGCTGATGAGGTAAAAGAGATTTATCCAAACGATGTAATAAGTATTAACGGATATGATCATGTTACTAGTCGATTTGCTCCGGTGAGGGTTTAATATGGCTTACACATCACAAAGAGAGATTGAACGGCAAAAGGCACTTGACGCCAGAAGAAAGGGCGGAAATAGAGGCCCAACTTACACATCACTAAAAGAGATTGAACGGCAAAAGGCACTTTCACAGCAGTTACGTAATCCAAACAGGAAGTATGCTAGAAACCCACTAGGGGCTATTGCCGCTGGTCTTAATGCTTATACAGCCAAAAGGAAGGGTGAGCAAGTTGCGGATTGGGAAGAGACTAATCGCGGCATTGAGCAAGAGGAATTGAACAATATAATTAAAAGGATCTCCCCTGACTACGAAAAAAACCGTTTGCGTGGAATGGTAGATGCTTTGCGTAACGCGCCTAAAGATCAACTTATCATTCCTGGCGAAACAAAAACGCCCAACTACCAATCACCATTAGCCCAACAGTTGTGGATTAAGCAGCAGATGGACGAGGCTAAAGCAAATAGGGTGCGAACACCTGAACAGCAA